TTACCACTGGTACGGGTAGCAAAACCGGCACGCCTCTTTGAATCTGCAGGTTCCAGCCGTTAATACCCACCACCGCATAAGAATCCTGCGGGTTTAACTTGTCCTTCGGGATCATAACCTTTTCTTTGGGGAACGTTTTAAGCTCTTCTGCTGTTTTTCTGGCAATAGCCGTTACCTGCGCTTCAATCCCCTGCTGGTCGGTAAAGTCAATCGCCTCAGCCTCTTTATCGTACAAGGGCTTGGGGATAGAAGTCTGATCCCTCTCCGGCACGCCTTCTTTTACCGCTTCCTTGGCGCAGGAACCGTTTTTAAACTCCCTGTAATGCGCCAACTCCTCCCCCTTATTTTCAAACTCCATACCACAATGCTTGCATTTGTAATCGCTTACCATAAATATTCAATCCTCCATTTGTAAAATAACAAGGGGGCCGGTTAAGGCCCCTTACTTTGTCCCGCATCTGCACAGCTATATAGGTCAGCTTCTTTAAAAGAGCGCTGCCCCGGCATTAAGCCGTGACAGCGCTCTCCACTCTGAGAATACAAAGCTCGTCTAAGCGAACAGCGGCAAGATAAGCCTTCCAGCCGATCGAAGATCGCTGCTCTAAGGGGTCGCTAGTGCCGCCGCTGCCCAAAGACTTGATAATAGTCTTAGGCTTGCTGGAACCAGCAATATCGGGAACCCCGTACCCGTTAGCCGCCAAGATAATCGTCCCGTACACATCAATACCGTCTGCACCTTCCCCTTCAAAAACCGGCGCAAGGGTTGATTCAATGTAGCGAACCCCGTGCATTTTACCAATCTCACCGTCAAAGATTTTCTGGCTGCCCGCGTACTGGTTAGCGCTCACCCATGCCGGATCGCCCATAATGTCGTAAGCCACGTCGGGGTGAACTATCCCGATATAAGCCCCTGCACCGGGAACCGGTTTGGCATTGTTTCTCGCCATAATACGCCTTGCCCGGCGCATGGTTGCACCGTCTATTATGTCCCCGGCCTGCACCAAATTCCGGTCTGCCCTGCCATTTACCCGGTAAACGTTTGTCCCTCTAGCAACAACATCCCGTACCACAATATCCAGAGTTTCGGCAGCATTTTCACCCATTAACTCCACCGTCTCCGTAGCTACCGGATCAATCCCCGCCATGTCGATAAGATCGGTCAGGTAAACAAAGTTACCGTACCCCTGCACCGTAGCGGAAACATACTCGACAACCAGCCGGTCGCCCTGCGGGGTTACGCCTTCAACTAAAGGAGTAGTTGCCGGAGAAAGAGACGTAAACCTTCTCCAGTTCCCGGTTGCCCCTTCCCTTTTAGGGATAGGCTTCTTCTGTCCATACTGCAAAAACACCAGTTTCGGCTTTAACCTCTCCAGCAGAGTGCGGTCGTAAAAAGTTTGCGCCTGCTGGCTTACTGCGTTTACACCTGAATACCTGTTCGGCATTTATTTTCACCTCTTATTAAAATTAGTCTTAATTGTTAACCCAAAGCAATCCACATATAGTCGGTATTATCGGTTAGGCAGGCTGTCCCGATGGTAAAACCTTCAACCTGCTGGTCGCCTATGGTAACGGTTCCCACCGTAATACCGTTGGCAGCCAATTTTGCCGCTGTTGCTGTGGCTGCGGCAGCGTCTATCTGCACGCCCTCGCCCATATCAACATTAGTGTCGCCCTGAATAAACTCAGTAGTGACAACGGCGGCGTTCACAAGGTTAAACACCTTCACATACCTCGGCACGAACCCCAACCCTACATTAACCGCTGCTGCCGGGTTAGCGGCTTTCCCACCGCCATAAGCAGCCTGTCCATTAGCTAACTGAAAATTACCAATCACTGGCATTTATATTCACCTCTTGTTTTATGTTCTTTTGAACTTCCCGGCTTTGGCCTGTTCAACCAAAGCCTCAAAATCATCCTTTGACATATCCTCAATGCTGGGCTTTTTAGCCCTGCCGCCTTTGCCCGCCTGCACGGTTTTTCTGCCCCTTGCGGTTATGTCGTTAATAACCTTCTGCTGCGCTGTGCGGGTAAGATTGCCGCTTATAACCTCTTGCGCTATCAGCTTTTCATATGCCTCTTCCCAGGGCAGATCATAGCCGTACTTCCATTTATACTCCTGCCGTATCTGCTGCAGCCTGGTTTCGTCCGGTTCCGGCAGGTTAGGGTTGACCTTGCGCCTCTGCTCAATGGCTTTCAGCGCTTCGGACTTGGAAGTACTGTCAGCCATGCGGCGCAGGTATTCCTCCTGCCGCCTGATAGCTTCGTTCTGCTGGTTGATCAACCATTGCTGGTGATACATGGCGTTAGCCGTCTCAATCGTTACCCCCAACTGCTCCGCTAAATCTTCAAGCTGTTGCCTGGGCAGAGGCGGGGGGGTCTGTGACAGGGGAATGTATCGCTGCTGCTGTGTTTGTTGCTGCTGCTGCATTTGCTGGTACTTTGCTTCGTATTCCTGCCGCAGCCGTTCTTCTGTCTCCTGCGCTATCTTCTCCCTCTCTTTCCTGAGCCGTGCGGCAAAGGCTTTCTCATTCGATTCGTCCTCAAATGCACCCGTTTCGGCTTCCTCAGAAGCGGCGTCCTCCTGAGTTTCTTCGTCGCCCGTGTCCTCGCTTAAGCCGAAAATGTCCTCTTCTTCCTGCTGATCCCCGGCGGCGGGATCGTCTTGCATTTCAACGCCCGTAAGCAACTCTTCTGACATAGGTAAATCCTCCTTAATGTTTTAGCCCGGCGACGGCTAATAATTTAACGCCCGTTTTATGTGGAAACCAAAAAGCCTCTCTGGTTTGAGAGGCTAGGTAGTGCCTGTTGTTTCTTCTTTTGTTGGTGAAATTACCTTTACCACCGTCATATATAACCACCTCCTTAATATTGGGGATATTGGGGATATTGTGGGCCTGCAGCCTGCGGCATAACTTCAGGCTGCACCGGTTGCTGCGGCTGAGGCTGCCCCTGTGTAATCAAAGCCATAACCTGCCGGATAACCGCCTCTGTCGCTGTCTGGACAATCAGCGGCAGACCTTCCTTCAGGTCAGATTCCCTTTTTGCCAGTATGTGCTTGGCCTGCGGCATAATGTCGTTCGGGATCATATCGAGATATTCGTCAGGAGTGATTAACTGCATCTCCAGCAGCTTGTCAAGGTTCGCCATAGCCAAAGACTTGCTAAACGGCGAAGCTGTGCCCGCCTGCACCTTTACATCAAACTGCATATCTTTGTAATCCGTAGCCGTAAACCAGATAAAGCCAACCTGGTTATTCGGCCCTACTTTGCGGTACAGCCTCGGTTCGGTATAGAACTCCTTCCAGTGTGCCAGCCAGAGTTCTCCCATCTCCTTAATTACCTTAACCAGCCTGCGCTGGATACCCCTGATTCTTACCCCTGCCGCCTCCTGCAAAGCGATAATAGCCGAAGCGTTCAGGTCGGCAGAAGGAGCCTTGCCGCTCCATGCCTCATGTACGCCGGAAGTTTCCTTCATGCCCGCATCAATGCTTTCTATAAGCTGAGGGATATGCCCGGCAGGTGTCGGGGGGTCGAGATACTTTATGCTCCAGGCCTGTCCTGGGGTATTGTCCTTGATCCTCCTGCCGCCTACCGTGCCTTCCAGGTCGTTTTCGTCTATGTGTTCGGGCTTGTAAACCTCGTCCGGCAGCCCCGCCATATAAGCGGAAAGAAGGGAAATACCGGAAAGCCGGTTTTTCTCCTTCTGTGCAGCGATAATGTCCTTCGCCTCGGGCTTGCCCCAAAAGCTCTTACGCTTGGGCATCCAGGGGAAAGAGACAAAGGGATAAAGCCCGTGTTCATAAAACCGCTTTTCTTCCCGCAAAAGAAAACCCTGGCACTCTACTTCGTAATTAAGGACAGTCTCGGTAGTAGTAATCTCCTGCGTTTCCTCTATCTCTGCCCCGCCTGCTTCGCCCTCTATCTCCACGCCAAGGCTGATAACCTTTTTAACTTCCTTTGTTTCTTTCCAAAAATGGTGCAGCACATCAACATAAGAAGTCTCGTCCTGCTCAACCTTCTGGTGGTCGTAAACCTGGGTATCGCTGGTCTGCTGTTCCGGCTGCAGAAGGTCAACAACCTCCGGCGCATAAGAACGGTAGAAGTCCTTTACCTCGGACAGCGGCCTCCTTTCCGCTAAGATAATCCAGGGCTGGCTCTGTATATCGGGATTGGTCGGGTCGCCGGGAAAAAAGTCCACCGGGTCAATGACATACCCTGCAATATCGCCCACATAACGGGAGTTAGGCCCACCGCCGATAATGGTATTGTCCCAGGGGAAAAACCAAATCCCGTTACACAAAACCGCCGCATTGCGTATGCCCTGATCCAGCAAATCCTCTAAGTCCAGCTTTTCTGCCTGCGTCTCGGCAACAATGGAAAGAATCTCCGCCGCCTGCAGGTCTGCGGATTCTATGCCGCCTTTTTCAATGTCCGGGTCGCCCTCCACCGGTTCAAAATATATCTTCGGCAGTTCGTAGGTTAAGCCGGCCACCTTCTGCTCAATGATAGAGGCGAAGGTATTGACTACCGGACGGGGGAAATCCTCTGTGTCAACCGTTGCCCTGGGCCAGTGGTCGGCGTTCCAGAAACGCTCATACTCTGCCCATTCTTCGTAAAGCCCCTGCCCCTGCTTATAGCTGACACCGGAACGATACCGCCGCCTGATCTTCTCGGCTTTATGCTTGTCTGTGTCTGATTGTGAAGGGTAGGACAAAGGGCCGTCCCTGCCTTTGCGCTTGTTCGTATTTTCCATCAGCTCTCACCGTCCTTCGGACCGAAAAGCCATTCCCTTTTCCGCTCGGCAAACTGCTTTGCCGGGTTATTCGGTTCGCCCCTCGCCCTTGCTTTGCGTACAAGCCCGCTAATAGGCGCAGGAGAGGGCTTATGCTGCGTCTTTGAGGGTTTACCCTTCGGCAGCAGGTAAAAGGCTGCGGCTGCGCCTAAAAATGCGCCTAAAAAGGATAGAATAAATTCAAGCATAGAATCACCGCCTTTGATAAATAAAAAAAGGGGAGACGGACAACACAAAAACCGCATACGTATAATGCGGTCTCTCTGCTGTCGGCCTCCCCTGTTCTCAGGTTAATGAGGTTTAAAATTATTAAGTTCTCGGTTTAT